AAATCAAGCCTTTTGTTAGCCAGTATTTGTTTTTGCAAGGCAATTTGAGTTTCTGCTGCTTCCTTGCAACGTTCTTGCAAGCCACCATCTAAAGGCATTGTCGCCTGGATTGAAACGCCAAAATTGTAGTTGTGCGTATCTTTCTGGCCCGTTCGTGTGTCCTTCCAAAAATACACCTCGCCCGGATTGTCTAATCTTCCGTCATCATCAATATCTGTTAGGTCGTAGACAGGATCATCGTAGGCATATTCATAGGGCAAATTCCATGACTTGGTACGGTTGCCGTAAACAGAGGTGGTCAGCGTAGGGCCTTGGCACTGTATGTTGTTGCCATAAGAATTTGTAATGCTGTTTCCTTGCAATATTTGCACGGCTTGGTTACTAACTGAGCCGCTACTCGTCGCCGTGGGTGATGCTGTTGCGGATATTCCGCCAATGCCTTCTGCTTGCACCGGAGCGGAAAGCAGTATTACTGAGAGAAGGTACTTACAGTATCCGTAATACTTGTTATTTCTGTTGTGCGCTGAATCGTAGTTCGATTTGACAGCCCTGGGCCTTGGTAGCTTTCGGCATAACTGAAGGCACTGCCAGGGTTGACGACTGACCATTCTGGTCTTTGTCCTAGGGAAGTCCATCCGTTAACTGTGGTTTCAGCGATAGGATTCAAGTTGCCGTTGACTTGGATGTTTGTGCCAGAGATGCTGTACTCGTACCCAGTAGCAAAATCCTCACTAACAATACTCTCCGTCACCAAGCTCGTCGTTTCTGTATGAGACGTAAGCGAGCCAGTCTGAAAATTTGGTATAACGGGGACAGCATGTACCCTTGGAGCGTACAAGAAAAGCAGTAATAACCAGCGCATCAGTCTGCGACTACAGAAATAACGCTCTGGCCGATTACTGTTGTACCGGCTCCACCTGCTGTAACAGAAATTGCACCATCTGTCGCTACTGAGCCAGCTAAAGACCCAGCAAGTCCTCCCGAAGTTGTCGTTGTTTGCCCCATGATTGGCAAGACTGGGACTACTCCTGACGTAACTGTTGTTGACAAGACTGTTGGTACGTCGTCTCCTTCAATGTAATTTTCTGCATACGAAAATGCGTCACCAGCAGTAGTAATGCTGTAAGCGCCAGGAGTGTAACCAAGAGCAGTGCCGGAAGATAATGTGCCCAGCACAGGAGCAGTGTCCAAAGTAACGTTAGACCCAGATACTGACATTGAACTTGGAAGGCGAGTTGTGATTGATCCCGCTCCATCAACCGTCAGTTGCACACTGCTTTGAATTTTATGAGTCAAATCTGCTTGCACTGGAACGGCCAGCAGTGTGACGCCCAATACCAGAGCTAAGCGTTTCATTTTGGCTTTGCCGTAGGGGTTTGTTCCTTAATTGTAGGGTCTTCCTTCTTCTTCCTATTGTTGCCAACCGACAACCCGAAGGAAGCAGCTGTGCCACTCAAAATACTGGCTGGATAGGTTGGATCTAGGGATTGCTTGAAGACCCCAAGGTAGTTGGCAGTCAGGATTGCCATTGCCCAGCCAAGCAGCACAACCTTGATAACGTCGCCTAAACGGGAATTAGATTCTTCCTGTTCTTGCTTTTCTGGTGACTCTGCCATGATGGGGTAACGCTAGAGGTCGAATGGTGGTTGAAGTCTGGGCTGCGATAGCAGGAGCATCTGTTGGTGTTGCTTCTGCTGGTCTAACGGGAATCAACCGTCAAAACCAGCAAGGACGTGATTCGTTGGTGCGTTTGACGACTGCTGTCGATAATTTAGCTAGCAGGATGGACATCCTCCACGCAGACATCAGAACGAGAGATCAAGAAATTTTTGCTCGCCTTTCAATGCTGGAACAATCAGTAGCAAGGCTTGAAGGCCATAGTAATCGCAACTAAGGTTGTGACCAGACAATTGTTGTTTGGGGCAGCGATGGGCCTTAGTTTGCTTCCATTCTTCCATTGGTTCCGTGGTACGCCCCACCAGTTGGCTGCAATTAAGGAACTTGAGGAGCGAATGCCTCAAGACCTTTTGGCGGAAGAAGACAACGCATGGTTTGATGCGTGGAAAGAAAGCGGCATTGACCAAGAGGTCTACATGCGCTATTTCACGCAGCTCGACAATGAAACCGGTACGGGCATACGTGAGTGTTTCTCAAGTGCAAGCGCGATGGTCGCGCATTTCTGGGGCAAAGTTAAATCAGACGATGAATATAATAAAATACGTGCTAAATATGGCGACACAACTTCTGTCGAAGCGCAGATACAGGCGCTAGAAAGTCTTGGGCTAAATGCTAAATTTATTAAAAATGCAGACCGAGATATTATTGAAATAGAAATAGAGATGGGGCGTCCAGTTATTGTTGGTTGGCTCGATAAAGGACCGATCCACGCACCAACATGCAATTCAGTTAGTTGCGGTCATTACAGTGTAATTTCTGGTTATCGAGGAAAAAATAGTTCAGACCCTGAATGGATAATGCAGGATCCACGTGGTTTGCCTGATATGCAAAACGGCGGTCATTCCAACCCACATTTGGGGCGTAACGTACGAGTACGCCAAGCAGAGTTTGACGCTAGATGGCAACCAGAAGGTAGTAATACTGGCTGGGCCATCTTGGTCGATGATCTATGAGCTTGTACGTAATTTGGAGTTACCTGACCGCTTTTTGGACGACAGTCGTTATAGGTTGTATGGACCCATACAATTTCAAATATTGTGTACGGGTAGACCAGTGGTTGTTTCCTGTTGTCGGTGACATCATGCGTGCAAGGGAGCCATACGCTTCCGAGCGCCGTTACCTGAATTCACTGGAGCGTTCCAATGGACTGGATGATCATCGAGCCAAGCTTGGAACAGAAGCTAAACCTTGAATGCAGTTGTCGTGGAATCAAGCAGACCACGGATTTAGCTGAAGTACGAGATCTGTGCGTAGCGCTTATTCAGCAGAACTTTTATCAAGGCTTGATGTTGCGCCAAGCTGTTAGTCGGATTGGGGCTCTTGAATCAAAATGCGTCAGCCTGCCACAGGAATAATTTCTACCTCCTTATTTAGGCTTACTTTGACCCCTACAACCCGTTCTAGAGTGCTCCAATCACAGGCATCATCTAGCTGGTCCGTCCAAACAGCTTGCTTTGATTTTTCGTAGTAGGCGGCGAGAAACAGCGACTCTTCAGAAGCCGCTTTGAGAGCAAAGCGCATGAAATGACTTAATCGTCTTTTGGTTTAGCTCGGCCTTCGACCTGCTTACGGACGGACTGCCGCCACCTGGCAAGGTCTTTGGCCTCAGCCTCGCTATAAACAGTAGGCGAACTAATCCGCTTCAACTCCGAATACACAGCTTCTCTTATCCAAGCTGTTGCACGCTGCTTGCCCTTAGCAGCCTCTTGCTGAACTAACTCTGCTCGATTTGGGTCAAGCAAAACTTGAAAATACTGTTTATTGCCGTGCCGGATAGCCATAAGATTTAATGTACTACAGATACGCTACCATGTAATAGACGAATCGACCTTCTTTTTCCACGCAGTTGTTTGAGCGCGACGGGCTTGGGCGCGTTGGTTAGTGCAACCCGCCCGCACCTCTCTTGCCCCCTCTAAGAACATCGCAGCCCGCTGCAAGTCACCGGTAGTCGCACCCTGGATCGCTTTGTTGAGGCGCTCCATCACTATTTGCCTGCCGGTACGCGGCATTCATGACCTCGCATAAATCCCTGTAGTACGTTACCCGACCTCGGCAAGAACAGAACCAGCCCATGTCCGTCAAATAAACGCTGACCATCAGTGAACTTCGCTCCAGGTTTTCCCAACAGACACCTCCGCCAGCGCAGGGATTTCTCCAAGCCACTTGGCCTCAGCCTCTTCCATCACCTTTTTTAGGGCTGCCGCCCACTCTTCAGCTGCATCCTCCCTCACCAGCAACAAAATTTCGTCATGTATCGCAGCAGCAATACGAACTGTGTCTTCACCTGCAGCTTTGACCTTCGGCCACAAATTTCCTAAAGCGCACTTAAGAATGGCAGCACCAGCTCCTTGGATCGGCGTGTTGCACCGAACAGTCAGCCGATTCATATCGCCCTGCAGGTAACGCCGCATCCCTGAAAGCGGAATCCTGGTCTCCGCCCACTTGTCGTATTTAGTGCGCTCAGCCGTTGCCGCATTGTTTTGCTGCCACTCCGCTACTCCCTGGAATACATCAAGCCATTCGTTTCTAACCTCAGCAGCCCGCTCCAGAGTCATGGTGATGCCCATGCCGCCTGCGTAGTTCCGCAGACCTGTGGCGCCAGAGCCATACAGCAGACCAAAATTGGCTGATTTAGCGGTCTGCCGATCACATTTGATGGATTCCGCCGTAACAGTGTGCGGATCTTCCCCAGCCTGGAACGCAGCGATCATCCGCTTATCCTTTGCCACCGCCGCAGCAAGGCGCAGCTCCATCTGAGCAAAGTCAGCGTCAACCAGCGCCCAACCCTCAGGAGCTTCAACGCAACTGCGAAACTGCTTGTCAGGCGGAATCTGCTGGTTGTTGGGCTTAATGCACGACATGCGCCCTGACTCCGCGCCCAACTGCATATAGCTGGCACGTACGAAACCGGCGCTGTCCATTTTTTCCTGGATCGACTCAATCATCTGCCGGCGTTTTTCACACCTTTTCCACTCCAGGTAAATCTGAATTACTTCGTGATCAGCGGAGTAAGAACGCAGTGCCTGCCTGGATGCACTGGGCTTGCCGTCGGCACCACGAGGAGGCTTACCGCCCAGCAAAACGGTGAGTTTTTCCACAAGCTGCTTTGGGCTGTTGATGTTGAAACCTGCGTATTTTTTTGTACCTAGCCGAATACTGCCCTCTTCTTTAGAACGTGTGTTGAACGTGGGGAAGTTTTCTAAGGACTCAAGCTCTGCATACCACTTTTCATAAACCTCATCGTCGTGCCCCATTTCTGTAACTTTCTCTTTTAAATAACTAATTTTTTGTTCGTCACGCTCGCGCGGAAGCTTGTGCTCTTCAGGCAACGCATTATCTAAAAGAACTAAAAATTCTTGTTTGAGTTGAGTAATGTCATACTCATAATCGACCTTACGCTGTTGTAAGTTTTCTGCGTTCCAGGGCAGACCTGTGCGCCACATCTGGGCCATCGCAGGCAATGCGCGGCACTCAAGCTTGAAGGCTGGTCCAAGTCTGTCGCGGCTAATTCGATGCTCCAGGATGGGGTCAAGCTCCATCAAAGCCGCAACGTCGTTGGCCGCGTATTCCAACTGTTCTTTGCTGAGTTCACCGCTCCAGTCAGAGCGCTGCTGCTCTTTGGACAGCTCTTTTTTGAGATAGCGCTTTACAACACTGTCGAGACCGTGTTTCGTATTAGGCAAGCCGTTGGTGAGAAGTCGGCTGGCCAACATGGAGCAACGGACCCACCCAGCCGGATGGATGTTGTGTTCCTGGAGCCACCCAAGATCGAAGACAGCGTTATGGGCCAGCCAGAATCGGGTTGGAGTGCTGAAGAACCAGCGGAGATCAGCCCAGTCGCTTTTATCAAGTTGAAAACAGTCAATAAGAACAATAGTGTTGCGATCCCTGGCACCTAACTGCAGGAGCCGCAATTTGCCGCGCTCAGGCTGCAGCTGGAGCGTTTCTGTGTCAAAGCAAAGAGACTGAGCTGTGTTGAGCTTGCTTAGATGCTCAATCCCTTGAAAAACTTGAGGGGACATGGGTGGTGTCGTGTAACCACCTTAATGTAGCACACTAAGAAGTTACTAAACTCTCTATGATCGGAAAATAGTCCAAATCGTAAGAAGTCAACACAGCCACATCAACGCCGCAGTCGAGTGCTGCAGCTACGTGCCGCTCAAAGTCCGTAAAACCGACGGGAGTGTCCCGGTACGTCACCTGCTCCACCGCCAAAGGGCGTGAGTCGCTGCCGTAGCTAGTAAAGCGAACCAGGGCTAAGGCTTCGTCATCTAAAGATTCGCCCACTTGGCAGTAGGCAAAATTAACGGTGCTTTTCATACTGCCGAAGTACCTTTTGTCAGTGTGTACCGCCCACTTCAAAAGCAGGCGGTATAGCCGTTTAATTAACCACTTCACTGACGACGCACATGACGATGTTTTCAAGCATCCGATTGTCCAAGCCAAAGCCTGTCTTGCGTCTGACCCTTTGGACCAGCGCGTAAATATCCGCCGGAACGCTTATGGGTTCACCAGTACGAAGAACTTTTTGACGGAGAAGCTCAGCACGCGGAATGCCTTGTCTCTCCGCCTCCCTTGTAAACCGCTCAGCATCTTTTTCATGCAACGTAATTTTCAGTTGTTTCATAGTCAAAGTGTTTCGTTGTAAAAGGCACTGCCTGGTCCGTATTGGGCGACGATCTCAGGAAACGCGCGTAAAACGCGATCTCGATTGCGTGGATCTCCGGCCAAAGCTGCTTCGGCAAGTTTGCTAATAAACGACCCACCGTATTGATGGGCCGTTTTGACGGTGCTTTGAATTTGTTTTTCGGTCACAGCGCGGTAAACCACATGTGCAAAGTAGCACACTGTAAGCCCTTATCAACCATTTTCGCGCCTATGCCTGTCATATTCAATCTGTTTAACCAACTTTTTCATAGCGTCCTTGTACTTGGGGCTGCCTGCTTCTACGACTTCCCGGGTTAGTTGCGTGTAAATCGATTCACAATTAGGGCACAGAGCATATTTATCCTCCCGTCTCTCTGTTTTTAATTCGTATTGTCGCCCTGATACATGTAAATGCAGCCCAGACGTAGCGTTAAAAACACGGGCCATGCAAGCGCCGTACTCTACTGAAACTAAATGTTTTGACTTGCCTAAATTTTGGTAAAAATCCTGGTCTGTTTCAACTGTGTTTGGCGGTATTAAATTATGTATAGGAATTAAATTTAAGTAATTTATAACAATAGACCCGTTCAATTTATTTTCCAAAGCCGGTCTGTATAACTCAGGGTTATTTATAAGACGAACAGCTGCACGTCCGAATAGAAAGTATCTAAGGGATTGAGGTCTAATAGTCCGTACAATAGATCTACCGTTAGCACCTCTATATTCTTTTGTGCTTCCATATATGTAGTTTCTATATCTATGTAAAATACCACGCTCGTTAATTAAATGGTAATCGAATTCATCTTCAAAAACGTTAAAGTTAGGATCGGGGTAATTATCAGTATTAGTTATATATTCCCATAAACCCCATTGTGGAGGCGTTACCCACTTGTTTGTTTGGTAGTCAAACTGAATCTGAGGCGTAGCCTTGGTAAGCATGGTTCGTGATGTGGAGAACAGCGGACCCATGCAGGAGGAACGTGGTCAGACGTTCCTCCGCACTGTTTCTAGATCCGTCTCGAAACTAGCACCGAACTCCTCAATGTGCTACTGACCACGAACAGCATCAGTCCCAGGCATCCCAGGTGTCATCCACCTTAAGTACGTGAGATTTGTCGGAAATAGGCACTTCGCTTGCGCTGGAAGGGTTCTTAACCACACGGGGTTGTCGGAAAACTCTTTCGTCGGAAAAAGAATCCGTCTTACTGTTCTTTTTTCCGACATTTCCTTTTTCCGGTGGCGTTGTGTGCTTTAAATCCGTTCCAGGGGAAGGGATTTCCTTTTTCCCACCACTTTTTGGAGACACCCCACACGCGCGAGAGCGCTTAGAGAAGGTCCCTGGTCCGTATTCACCAGTCGCGCGGTAGTACGCCGCGGGCCTGCCTTTGCGATGCGCCGCATCCTCAGGAGCAGCACATCGCTCAACCAGCTTCATGCTCTTTAAACGCTTCAGCACGTGCTCAAGGCCACGCCGCTTATGCACTCCGCCCAGAACCTCGTCCTCTACGAGATCGTTCAAGCAGACAGCACGCCCCGTCTTCCGCAGCATCGCCAGCACATCCTTCATGAGCTGGTTCGGCGTCGGGAACTTGACGGTGTTTTCAGTTTCAGGAACCTCGCTGATTTTGTAGGTGAAGTCGCCCATGAGGCTGAACACCATCTGGTGCCCTTCTCGGTCGTCCCGTGACTTCTCCACCGTGATGAGCCTGGAGCTGACTGGGACACCCATCTCCACCGTCTTGTCAACGGGAATCCTCTGCATGTTCCACGTCTCATCAACCGCCGCCTTAATGGCACTGGTCCCACGGAACCCACCGTTGCGGTTGTTGTGGTGGATCACGATGATCGTGCAAGCCCCGAAGTCCTGCCCATTGCGCCGTGCTAGCCGCTTCAACGGCAGCGCATACTCCCGCCGGTTCTCTTCGTAGGGGTTGGAGTCATTACAACCATCAAGGCTGTCAATAACGATCAGGTCGTATTTACCGGGGGTGTACACATCGTTGTCATCAACGCCCCCTCCCTGGATCTTGCAGAACCGACGAAACCACTGCATGTCCCACTCACCCACAACATCAACGCCTGACGCAACGCCAATCCCCTCAAACTGCCGCCTCACAATCCGCTCGCTCTGATCACCGTTCAACCAAAGGCAACGGCCCTTCGGCAGCTTCTCCAACGCCCCGTAAGCCTCGAATGGCTTGCCTTGGCTGATGTGTTTACAAAGCGTCTGACACATCGCAGATTTACCTGTGCCGCCATCAGCGTGAACTAACAACAACCAAGGCTTTGGAAGAATGCCTGGAATGATGTATTCAAAGTCAGCATTATCCAGTTCTTTCAAATCCTTTGCTTGGTACTCATTATTTCGCTTAAACGTCAGGTGCGTATCCAGCAAACGATCGATCGCCGCAGCACCTTCACGGTGTCGCCCTGCTTCAGCAGCTAATGCAGTTTTGGCTTGATCAAGCAACGCAGGATTCTCGATAGTGCGCTCTAATTCTTCCGCCCGTTCAAGAAGTTCCTCGCCCGATAGGTAGTCCGCCCTATATTTAATCGGCGTCGATTCGATCTCTTCCACCAATCGTGCAAGACCGTCCCTTTGAAATCGGGTCTTGTTGGGATCCACCAGATCGGCCTGACGAATCAACGACCCAAACCCAAGGCCACCCCCACGAAACCCATTCTCCCAGCGCTCAGCGCACGGGTTGTGGCCGTCTTTCCAATCGTCGGCATATTCGTTATCGCGGCGGCTCCACTCTTCCCACAGCTTCAAGCCATCTTCATTAGGCAGTTCGCTGTGAATCATCGCGCCTATCTCCCACCAAAACTGCTCACTGTTGGCGCCGCGAGGCTCAATAACACTCAGGCAACTCCTCGCAATCTCAATCTTTTCCTCCCTGGAACGATTGGAGTAACGGCTATCCCGAAACTTACGGGTATCTGTGCGCTCATTCAGCTTTCGATACTGCTCACGCATCCGCTCCAAAAGCCATTCAGGAGCGGTAGGAATGTTATTTACATCACCCGTAAAGGTGTATTCTCCTTCAGCTTTATAAGCACCAAAAAGCAGACCCTGCCTGCCCCACAGCACCTCCCAACCTTCATGCCCACCAGCAGCGTGGCTGAGGTCAGAAACAGTCAGACGATCTTCTTCAGGAACAACAAACAAGAACTTCGCCGCATTCTTTTTAGGCGAAGTAATCTGTGGAGCGGTTTCAAGGTCTTTGCCCCACTTTTCTTCAATGGCGCCGAGGTTGGCGTCCACATCAAAAATGACCAGCCCTTCAGAACGAGCGCCGCTGTAAACGCCTACAGCTTTGAATTCTTCGGGATACTTCTCAATGTGTTGGGCCGTGAACTCAGGCGACAGCTTTTCGTGAGGAGCGCGCCCTAACGGTGATTTACCGCACGCTTCTTTGCCGTTGGGCATTTTTGCGCCTTTGGCGTAGATCGGCGCGGTAGCCCAATGCTTGGGCAAGCTGCGAACGAAACTAACGAGATCCATTTGCTACAGTGTGGTCGTGGATTTTTGTTCAATACCCCTGGGTGCTTCTCCGGCTCCCAGGGGTTTTTTCATTCTATAGCAGTTGCAAACCCCTCACGCCCTGCTACATTGTTAAAGCACCGGGCAACGCGCCCACAGCAAAGGACCCCATGGGCTTCATTTCATCCAAAAACAAGTCAGCCATCAGCGCCGGTTCGGGCGGCGGCTACCTCAACCCGTCCAAAATCCAGAGCGGCGGCAGCGTTCGTTTCGCTCTTTTGGAAGATCAACCCCTTGAATTTTTTGAGTGTTGGGGTGAGTCATCTGAAGGCGGTTTAAAACCTTTTCGTTTCAGTGACGATCCCAGCCCCGAGGACATTCAGGAAGAAATGGGACCGGATTTTAGCCGTCGCCTAAACCGTGAAGGTACTGCTCCTGAAAAAGTCAAGTTTGCTCTCGCTGTTCCTGTCTACAACTACGAGTCCGGTAGCGTTCAAATTCTGCAACTTTCACAAAAAACTCTGCAAAGCGAGCTTGACGACATTGCGGATATGGAGGATTACGCCAACCTGCTGGAGTGGGACTTTGTTATGGGCAAAGAAGGCAATGGCCTCGAAACCCGTTACAGCCTGCGTCCCGTGCCGCGTAAGAAGGGCAGTCAGGACAGCATCGAGTCTGCCTGGGCCGAATCCCGCGCTGCCGGTTTTGACATCGGTCGTTTACTAAGTGGCGAGAACCCGTTCAAAGCCGATTAACAGAGTGCGGCAGGACTAGAGGGACTGGTATGACTCTCGTAAATTGCCTGCCCGCAATCTGCTCTTCAACTGCCCGGGCCACGCGGTTGGTTGGTGAGGCCCACTTAAGTTGCAGATTGCAGAAACTCAGGGTTCCCGTTGAGGAGTACCAGTGGTTCCAGGGGTTTATGTTGAGCCCTAATCTCGGCTGGTACTAAGGCAAGATGTCTGTAAGCCCGCAACCATTACAAGAGGGCTTTCGAGCCCCTTTGTATTAGGTAGAATAATAAAAACACCGCAATAAATGCTCGTAGATACACAGAATGCCCTGGCGGGATTACGCCGTTGGACCCTGGAACGTGATGATTCCGGCCCGCATCGTGTGTACCGAGATAAACGAGGCAACACTTACGCCTCCGTAACCCACATCCTTAAAGAGACCTCACCGCAATGGCAAAAAGATGCCCTGGACCGTTGGCTTGAAAGACCTACTGCTCCCGCTGAGCGCGACCGTGCCTGTAGGCGGGGCACTCTGGCTCACGATCACGCGGAATATGTCCTCAAAACAGCAGCAAAACTCGCGCGTAATAGCGCTAACAAGCGAGGCAGCTGGAGGACTGGAGATGACGGCCTGGAACGTGCCCCTAAAGGGATTACAACCTGGGCGCGCGAAAAGTCCATTCAAGGCGCCCCTAGGGTCCCCTGGAACGCCTCTGGGTACGCCCGAGGTCTACGGTCTTGGATCGGAGAGAACGTAACCGCCA